TTAGAAGATCGTGTAATGGACCTCGAAGACGCAATCGACGATTTACGTGCTCAATTTGAAAAAGAAATGGGTGGCGGTATGGGCTCCGACAGCGACATGGACATGGACATGGACATGGGCGACGATGATAAAATGAAGATGGGTGAAGACGACATGTTCATGCGTGAGTATGTTGAAAAGGTAGGCGGTGCTGACTACACCAAGTATGGAAAAATGGGCGACAATGGTGCTAACACAAAGAGCATTGTAGCTAAGAAGAATGATATGGGTGGTACTGCTGCTAATATTTTAGCAGGTGGTGAAAGCACATCAGGCGGTACTAAAGGTGGTTTAGCTAATCCATCAACCAAAGAAGAAAACGCTGGAAACGTAAATGTTCCAGGCGGAAAAGCTGGTGTAAAGCATCTTAAGAAGATGTCATCCCCAGCAGGCGGTGACGATGGTCAAAACAAGAAAAGCACCATCGGTAGTTAATTGGAAAAATAGATGAACTTTCTTCGTGAAAACCTGAGTTTCGACCAAGCAAAAATGGTCGTTGAGACCGATGAAGCACACGGCGGCAAGTCCCTTTACTTAAAAGGGATTTGCATCCAAGGTGACAAACGGAATCAAAATCAGAGAGTTTATCCTGCAAGAGAGATTGCTAGGGCTGTCAAGACCCTGAACGATCAAATTGCTGGCGGCTATTCAGTTTTAGGCGAAGTGGATCATCCAGATGACCTAAAAATAAACTTAGATCGTGTGTGCCATATGGTTACAGATATGTGGATGGATGGTGCAGACGGTCATGGAAAATTAAAAATACTCCCAACACCAATGGGCGAACTAGTGAAAACTATGTTACAGGCCGGCGTGAAGTTGGGAGTATCATCTAGAGGATCGGGTGATGTAGATCACGACGGTCATGTAAAAGACTTTGAAATCATCACAGTGGATGTGGTGGCTCAACCTAGTGCTCCGGGAGCATATCCTACACCAATTTATGAACACCTTATGAATTATCAAGGTGGTTATAGAAGCTTACGCATAGCGAAAGAAGTGCAGGGTGATCCTAAAGCACAGAAGTATCTTAAAGAAAGCTTATTAAAAATAATAAGCGGACTCCAATAAAAAAGGAGAATCACATGTTGGAAGCACTTAAAACTTTGTTTGAAAACAATGTGATTTCTGAAGAGATCAAAGCTGATATTGAAAAAGCTTGGGATTCGAAACTTACAGAAGCACGTTCTCAAGTTACTCAAGAACTACGCGAAGAATTTGCCCAACGTTATGAACACGATAAACAAGTCATGGTGGAAGCCATTGACCGTATGTTGTCAGAACGTCTAGCAGAAGAAATTGCAGAGTTTGTCGAGGATCGTAAGCAGTTGGCTGAACAAAAAGCCAAATATGCTGTAGCTATGAGACAAAATGCTGGTCTAATGAAAGAGTTTGTAACTCGTCAATTAGCAGCAGAAGTCCGTGAACTACACGAAGATCAAGTACAAATGGCTCAAAAGTTTAAGACTCTTGAAAAATTTGTAGTAGAAGCTTTAGCTCAAGAAATCTCAGAGTTTCATACAGATAAGAAAGATATTGTAGAAACAAAAGTACGTTTAGTACGCGAAGGCAAACAAGCTTTTGCTAAAGTGAAAGAACAATTCATTAAACGTGCTGCGGAGTTAGTTGAACAAACAGTTGTACACGGTCTGAAATCAGAAATTGGACAACTAAAAGAAGATATCGAAAGTGCTAGACGTAATGACTTTGGACGTAAACTGTTCGAAGCATTTTCTAGCGAATATCAGAACAGCTATCTAAGCGAAAAATCAGAAACTGCTAAATTGCTCAAAGTTATAGACTTGAAAGAATTAGAAGTTGCTGCTGCTAAAAACGCTGTAGCAGAAGCACGCCTAATCTCAGAAAGCAAAGAAGCTGAAATGAAAGTATTAAAAGAAAGTATTGAACGTAAAGCAATTATTGATGAATTAGTAGGTCCATTGGCTACCAGCCAAAAAGCTATTATGTCAGAATTATTAGAAAGTGTTCAGACTACAAAGTTACGTAGTAATTTTGAAAAGTACTTACCGGCCGTTATTGCTGGCGAAGCACCACAGAAGAAAAAGGCACTAGTAGAGGCAAAAGAAATTACAGGCAACAAACAAACCAACAGCGTAAGTAGCAGCAAGAGCGAAACAGATCATAACATTTATGATATTCGTAGACTTGCTGGAATTTAAACATTAATTAGGAGAAAAAATAATGTCAGAACTACTAACAGGCCGTTGGGCAGAAACCAAAGAGGCTCTATTGGAAGGCCTACAAGGCACCAAGAGATCCGTAATGGCATCTACACTTGAGAATACTCGTAAGTATCTCGCTGAAAGTGCAACAGGTGGTGCTACTTCTGCCGGCAACGTCGCAACATTAAACCGCGTGATTCTTCCAGTAATCCGTCGTGTTATGCCAACCGTTATTGCTAACGAATTAGTTGGTGTACAACCAATGACTGGTCCAGTTGGACAAATCCACACTCTACGTGTTCGTTATAGCGACACCGCAGGTAGTGGTGCAAGTGGAGCAATTGCAGGTGAAGAAGCTCTAAGTCCATTTAAGATTGCTGAAGCATATTCTGGTAACACATCAACCGGTAAAGCTGCTGCTACAGCCGCTTTAGAAGGTATTGCTGGTAACAGACTAAGCATTCAAATCTTAAAGCAAACAGTTGAAGCTAAGACACGTAAGCTATCAGCTCGTTGGACATTTGAAGCTGCACAAGATGCACAAGCTCAACAAGGTATCGATATCGAAGCAGAAATCATGGCAGCTCTTGCTCAGGAAATCACTGCTGAGATCGACCAAGAAATCCTAGCTAGTTTAACTTCACTAGCTGGTTCACAAAACCAAGAAGCATATGACCAAGCTGCTGTTTCTGGTACTGCTACATTCGTTGGTGACGAACATGCTGCACTAGCTGTTCAGATCAACCGTGTTGCTAACAGAATCGCTCAGCGTACACGTCGTGGTGCTGGTAACTGGGCAGTTGTTAGCCCAACAGTATTAACAATTCTTCAGAGTGCTACAACTTCTGCTTTCGCAAGAACAACAGAAGGTACATTCGAAGCACCAACAAACACTAAGTTCGTTGGTACATTGAATAGTGCAATGAAGATTTATGTTAACACATATACCACAAGCGACACAGTACTAATTGGTTACAAAGGTACTAGCGAAAGCGATGCCGCTGCATTCTACTGCCCATACATTCCATTAATGAGCAGTGGTGTTGTATTGGATCCATCGACATTTGAACCAGTCGTAAGCTTTATGACTCGTTATGGATATGTTGAATTGACTAACACAGCAAGCAGCTTAGGTAACGCAGCTGACTACCTAGGTACTGTTACTGTTTCTAACGCAGTATTCAGCTAATCTAAAAAACTTTTAAAAAAGTTTTACAAAAAGGACTCTTCGGGGTCCTTTTGTTTTATATAAATACTATGTCTAGATGATTTATGCGGTTCCCACCGCGTAGGAGCCTAGAACGCTCATAAACTCAAGGAGAAAACAAATGGGACGTCCGATTAATAAAAGATATTTTGGTAAACCAGCAGACGCTGATGATGATGTATTATATCCATTAACAGGTGATACATTTTTTAATATCACGATCGCTGTTCAAGTTGCATCAAATGCAGAAACTGCATCAGGTTATATTCTACAACAAAGATCAAGTACTCGTTTCTTAGTTAACGATTTAAGAACAGGTACAAAAAGAACACCAAGCGGCAGCGGCACAGGTAACGTAGGAATTTGTAAATTGGTTAATTCTCCTGCCGGATCATTAGGACCTGATGAAATGGCAATCGTAGGTTATATTGCCGGTGCAGGTGTTGGCGGTGAGCCAATTAGAATTAAAAAACTTTACAATAGAACTTGTAGAGATTTTAACAATGTTCGTTACAAGTGGACTATTCAAGACGATTCGTCTGTAACAGCATTAATTTTAACAGCTATCTAATCGGAACATAAATGAAAGTTTTAAATGTCAGTAACGGCGACTATAAAGTTACTGTTCAAGATGGCGGCACTATAATCTTAAACACCGGTAGTAGTACCGGTGAAGTGATTATCACCGGTGATCTAACTGTACTTGGAGTTACAACATCTGTTCAAACTACTAATATGGAAATTGAAGACAATCTCATTGTCTTGAATTTAGGAGAAACAGGTAGTGTTGTAACAGAAGGAACTTCGGGAATTGAAATCGAAAGAGGCACAAGCCCGAATCCTTCTTTTGTATGGGACGAATCGATTACAGCCCTTGTTCCGGGTCTAGGTGCAGTTGCAGGAGCATGGGTTCCTAGAAGAGCACCTGGTGTTACTAGCGCAATTAGAACTCAAAGCATTGACACTGCTGGAGGAAATCTACACTTAATTAGTACAGGTTCCTCCGGCTTTATTACTGTTACAGGCACATCGAACTATCAAAGAAATATTTTAACTTATGTCGACACCGTAAGTTATAATCCAAGTTTTGGAGTTACTGTAACAGACCCTGACAGAATTCCTAATATGAAAGCAGTTGCAGATTACACTAATGGTACTCTAGCAACTTATGTTCCGCCTTTATTTGGTAGTGGAGATACAATAGGCGAAGCATTTGATACAGTAGCGTTCCAAGGAACAGGATCTATATCTGGAACAACTTTAACAATTTCTACTGTGACATTTGGTTTATTAGAAGTAGGCGATTCTGTTACCGGCATCGGAGTTACTCCAGGAACAACGATCACAGGCGCTTTAACAGGTATTGGTGGCGTTGGAACTTATACAGTGAACAATAGTCAAACTGTAGGACCTATTACTGTACAATCAGGAGATGCTACTAGTCAATTTACATTTAAAGTAGATAATACATTAGAAGTTACTATTGATGCTAACGGAATGTTAGTAAACAATTTGAGACTAGACACTAATACAATAAGTAGTACAAGCAGTAGAATAACATTAGATCCTTTTGATAATGAAGTTAGAGTAGACGGATATGTTACTTTAATTGATCAAGGTAGCGATCCTACATTATTAGCAGGTAGCGCAAGAATTTATACTAAATCAAGCGTCGGCAGCGGAGATACAGGTTTATATTTTGTTAATAGTAGAGTAGATACAGATGGATCAACTGTGCTTACACTGCAAGAAGAACTTGTTAGTAGAAAAAGAGCTTTGTTATTCAGTTTTATATTTTAAGGAAGAACAATGGCAATTAACAGTGCTAATATTAACAATAGCAATACAACAGTATATACCAGTAGCGGTAACAATGCTGTTACTTGCATGTGGGTTTGTAATGTAGATAATCCTCCAGTGTCTAGTGCTGATTTAACATTACATTTTGTTAAACAAGGCGATCCTATTACAAATACAAACATGGTAGTAAATGCATTACCAGTGCCCCCAGGTGAAACTGTAGTGTTTGATGCAGAAAAAATTATTATGGATAACGGAGATAGAATTGTAGCTAGTGCAAGTGCAGCAGGATTGTTAACTTTTACTATTAGTACAATTCAAGTATAATGAGATATCTACGTAAACAAATTTTAAACAGAAATGTTGTAACAGGACAACAATCGCTTTACATTGACATCAATGGTGAAGCAGTAATTGATCAGCCATACAGCTTGTTAATTCCAAAAGGACCGGAGTCAGATCGTCCTAGTTCTCCTGTTACAGGTATGCTTAGATTCAACACTACTACAGGCGAGTTTGAAGGGTATCAATCTGGTAATTGGAGAAGTTTACGTTATAAAGAACCAGGTGGTATAGTAGTACAAACATTAAGCGAAGTAGGTGACGGATCTACAGTAATATTCGGACCATTAACTCCTAACCCATTAAGTACATTGGTCGCACAATCAGGTACGTCATGGGATTTAACTCAAGCAGCTAAAAACATTATCGTACTAGTTGAAAATGTTGTACAAATTGCTGGAGTAAACTATCAACTAATTCAAAACCCTGCTGGAAACTATGGAGGTAACCCAGGTGTAGATATGCCCGATGGTGTTTATTTACAATTTGGTTCAGCTGTTCCGGCAAACAAACCTGTACATATTCTACATAATTTTGATCGTTAAAAACCAATAAATACTGTATTGGAGCGTTAAATGGCTAATACAGTAGGTAAAATCTCAGGACAAATGCTAGAAAGCAATCTCTTACGTAGAGATATGCAGTCCGGAGATGAAAATTTAGCTTTTGAAACAGATCTTCTATATCTAGATGTATTCAATAATCGTGTCGGAGTAAACACTGACACTCCGTTTCGACAACTATTAATAAATCAAGATTTTAAAACAGAACATCTTGTAGTAGACAATCTTTTTACAGTTCCAAACTTTGAAATCTCAGGCAATCTAATATCTAACACAGATGGCAATATTCTTATTGAATCTGTCGTTTCTATAGGTGCCGGCGGTATAGCTACCGAAGGAATTATAATCGATGCAGGATTTATAAAAAGTAGACGTAGCAATGAAGATATTGATTTAATTCCAGCAGGCTCAGGCGAAATACAGTTTTATTCTAATGTAGAAGTAAACGGTAGTTTACATGCAACAGGAAACATTACATTTGATGGCAGTGTAGTTTTAGGCGATGATGATACAGATAATATAGTTTTTGCAGCTGATTTAGCAGGAGACTTAGTTCCAGATCTTGACTTAACATACAGTTTAGGAAATGAAAATAAAAAGTTTTCAAACATTAACACATTGTTAGTCAACGGAATCGATTACACAGCATCAGGCACAGTTGTCGGCGGTGTTGATCTTGCACTTAGACCTGGTAACATATGGTTTGTAGCAGAAAATGGTGACAATGCATTTACCGGAGATCACGAGAACGGCCCTTTTAGAACTGTTGAATATGCACTGAGTCAAGCTACCGCAGGCGATACTATTGTCATCTATCCTGGTACATATATGGAATATTGGCCATTAGTAATTCCAGCAGGAGTTACTATTAAAGGTTCAGGAATTAGATCAACAAAAATTATTCCTCAAGCAGCAACAAACGATCAAGATGCTTTCTTATTAAACGGAGAAACATCAGTAAGTGATCTAACTATTGCAAATTTTTTCTATAATAGTACAACTAATACAGGATACGCATTTAAATTTGATAACAATTTTACAGTTACTTCAAAAAGTCCTTACATTCAAAATATTTCAGTTATTACAGAAAACGAAAGTAGTTTAGCATCTGCTGGCCGCGGCGCATATATTGATGGTAGCGTAGCCAATGCTGCCAGCGAAGAAGCCAGTATGTTATTTCACAGCGCGACCTTTATCACTCCCGACGCTGATTGCATCATAATGAAAAACGGTGTAAGAGTTGAATGGCTAAACTGTTTTATCTATTTTGCTAACATAGGGCTGTATGCTGAGACTGGTCTGTCAGGATTTGCAAGTTTAGGATTAAAATACGGAGCAGAAGTAAGAAGCATTGGCAGTGCAAATGTATACGGTAATTACGGTGCGTGGGCCGACGGCGATTTTACGCTGATGTATCTTATAAATCATAATTTTGCTTATATAGGAACAGGATTAGACAGTAATAACGACCCTTCCGCAGCTATTCAAGCCAATGAAGTAGTTCAATTAAACAACGGAAAAATTTATTATCAAAGTGTTGACCATAAAGGCAATTTTAGAGTAGGCGATAAATTATTAATTGAACAAACTACTGGCGCTATTACATTTACATCAACAAGTGTTACAGCTACTAATCTCACAGTAACAGACGGTACAAACACTAGTTACATTGATAAAACTGAAGTTACTACAGGTAATATAACCTTTAGCGGGAACACAATACAAAGTAATGCAGGTGCAATAAATTTTGCTCCTACTAATTCTGCTTACAATCTAAACGCAAACTATACAGGTCAGTCACTAACCACAGATAATTTGACAATTAGTCAAAATATAATTTTTGGTAGTAACAGCACTAATACAACTGCAATAAATGCACAAATAAGTTCCAGCATTGTTCCTACTTCCAACTATTTTGATTTGGGGTTAATTACAAATAAATGGCGTGACTTATATGGGTCTGCTTTATTATTTGAAGATATTAGGATAGATACAAATGTAATTAGTACTACTCTAAGTAATAGTAATTTGGATCTAGATGCTAACGGAACTGGAAGTATTGTTATTTCTGATAGTGCTAGTATATATGACGATTTTACTATAAACGGTATTACAAATTTTAGTAACACCACAGTTGTCGGAAATATTACTACAAACGACACAAATATTAATAATTTTTTAACTGCTGTTAAATTTTATAATAATAATATACTATTCGAAGATAATTTTATCTCTACCGTACAAGTTAACGATGATTTAAATTTATATGCTAACGGTACAGGGTTCGTAAATGTTACTGATAGTTTATCAGTTGACCAGTCTTTTACAGTCAGCGGAACTACAAATTTACAAACTAGCACTATAAATGAAATAACAATTAATGGTTTATTAAATGTAAGTAATACTGTTCAAGGAACTATTTTACAAACAGATAATATTCTAATTAACGATAATTTTATATCAACTACTGTATCTAATAGTAGTTTAGAATTAAGAGCCAACGGAACAGGATTTGTTAATATCACTGATAGTTTATCAGTTGATCAGTCTTTTACAGTCAATGGAACTACAAATTTACAAACCAGTACTATAAATGGTATAACAACGATTAACGGTATACTAAACATCAGTGACACTGTTCAAGGAACTATTTTACAAACAGATAATATTCTAATTAATGATAATTTTATATCGACTACTGTGTCTAATAGTAGTTTAGAATTAAGAGCTGATGGTACAGGGTTTGTTAATATCACTGATAGTTTGTTAATTGATCAATCTTTTACAGTTAGCGGAACTACAAATTTACAAACTAGCACTGTTAACGGATTATTAGATATAGATGGAACAGTAAATGTAACTAATACCTTTCAAGCTTCGGCTCTTCAAACTGATGACATATTGATTGATGATAATTTTATTACTACAACATTGTCGAATAGTAGTTTAGAACTCAGATCTAATCTTTTAGGGGGAGTAATATTTGATCAAACAATTAAATTCTTTAACGGAGAACTGTCTAATATTTTAGTTTCTGGTACTGAGTCAGAAAGATCAATAATATTTCAACCTATAACCGGGCAAAGTGTTAATATTAACGCTAACACTGCGTTAAGACTTCCATTAGGAAATGATACTACACGACTCCTGTCAGCATCGGGAGAAGTAAGATTTAATAATATAACTAGTAGGTTTGAAGGTAGACTGAGTTCAGGAAATAGAAACTTCTTTGGATTATTTGATATAGATGCTAATACTGGCATCACAGCAGAACTTACAATTGGAAATAATGATGATACAATTAGAATGTTAATAAACGGCACAACACAGGCTACGATTAATAATCAATCATTGACTATTAATAATAGGCTAGTAGTAGATCAATTAAGATTTGATTCAAATATAATAAGCACTTTTAATTCGAATGCTGATTTAGAATTAGATAGAAGTGGAACAGGAGTACTTCAGTTTAAAGACGATCTTACAATTACAAATAATAGAATTCAAAATATAGCTAATAATGCAGTGACTCAAATTATTTCAACAGGAACAGGCTATGTAAAATTCGATGGTAATACGACTATTATAATTCCTACAGGTACAAATGCACAACGACCAGCCGGAACTCCTACTGGAGCTACGAGATGGAATATCGAAGAATCCTATTTAGAAGTTTGGAACGGTTCTACTTGGATTGTAGCATCTGGTGGTGGAGCGACGATTTCCGAAAGTGAGATGGGAGAAATCTCCGACGAATGGGCCTTGATATTGGGCTAACAATAAATACTAAAAACGGTGAAAAATCATGGCTTTAGGTAAAATTTCTGGACCACTTCTTAAAGAAAATCTACTAAGAGATGGCGTCGACTTGGCGTTTGAAACCGATCTCTTATATATAGATGTTAATAATAGAAGGGTAGGAATTAAAACTAATGCTCCTACACACGATTTAACAGTAAATGGAACTACAAGAACTACTAACCTTGAAGTAACAACTTTAGCTACATTAGGTAATGTTGTCTTAGACGGCAATAGAATTTACAGCAATACAGGAATCCTTGAGTTTAATCCTCCAACCGGAGGCCAAGTAGTTTATCAAAATAAACTGCTTGTAGATAGTATAGAAATATCTCAAAATAGAATTAGTACAATAGATTCTAACGCCAATTTAGAGTTTATGGCTAACGGTACTGGTACTATCAACCTAAATAGCAACACAGAAGTATTTGGAAACTTGCATGCCACAGGAACTATAACCGCAGACGGTGATTTACAAATTGGTGATGCTGATACAGACAACGTAGTTTTTAATGCTGAAGTAGCTAGTGATATTTTACCTGACATTAATAACACTTATCAGTTAGGAAGTGCAACTAAACGCTGGGCAGATGTATGGGTAGGAAGTTTAAATGCCGGATCTGTAACTACAGGAGAAATTACTGTTGATGGTATCGATATTGCATTAAGACAAGGTAACATATTCTATGTTGCAACAAATGGTGACGATGGGAATTCAGGAACACATCAAAACGATCCATTAAGCAGTATTGGTCGCGCATTAGATTTAGCTACTGCTGGTGATACGATTTATATCTATCCAGGAACATATTCCGAAACTATGCCATTGATTGTTCCTGCCGGAGTCACAGTTAAAGGTGCAGGTATACGTTCAGTAACGATTCAACCAGACAGTGACGTGACAGTGGATGTATTTTTACTTAACGGTGAAACTACTATTGAGGATTTAACGGTTTCTGGTTTTGAATTTGATGCCGGAACTAACACAGGATATGCCTTTAGATTCGCTCCTGGAATGACAGTAACTAGTCGTAGTCCTTACATAAAAAATGTAACTGTGACTACAGCAGGTTCTACAGTAAGACTTTCAACTAATCCGGTAGATGATCCAAGGGGATTTTTAGCAGGCGATGCAGGTAAAGGTGTTTACTTAGACGGTAGTATTGTCAACGCTTCTAGTAAAGAAGCAAGTATGTTATTTCATAGTGTAACATTTATCTGTCCAGGTGTTGATGTTGTAACAGCTATCAACGGTGTCAGAATAGAGTGGTTAAGTTGCTTTACTTACTTTGCTGACAGAGGCCTTTATCTTTTAGGAGGAACATCTGGATTTGCTAGTGACGGTAAAACAAGAATTAAAATTATTAACACTACTGGAACTTTTAATGTAGGCAACACACTGACCTATTACGATACAGACGGTACTACTGTTTTAGCTAGTGGTGTAATTGAAAGTATCGACGGTGATTTTTTTGTTATCGACGGTAAAGTTCCAGGATTCGAAACACTAACAGATAGAGACCCAAAAACTGTTACTGTAAATGGAAATGCTAAACTTAAAACCGCAGTCAAAAAATTTGGAGTTAGCAGTTTAAGATTAGACGGGGTTAACAGTTATCTATCTTTAGCAAGTCAACCAGACTTTGGATACGATACCAGTGATTTTACTTTAGAATTTTTCTGGCAACCCGATGCTCTAGGTACACAGCAAGTATTGTTCGATCAAAGAACAGCAGCCACAGATGTAGCACTGTATCTTGAAATGAATACAGCTGGAAATATTAGATTATTTGTTAATGGATCTTATAGAATTACTTCCAGTGTAGCTTGTACAGCTGGAGCAATGAATCATATTGTTTTATTTAGAACATCTGGAACTACTAAGCTATCTGTAAACGGTACAATTACTCCAACAACTTATTTAGATGCAAACAATTATGCTGCAAGACCGATTATATTAGGTGCAAATCGTGTCGCATCACAATTATGTACAGGTTATATTGACGAATTTAGATTAGTAAAAGGTGTCACAAAATATATAAGTTCTGTAACTGTTCCTACTAGTGTATTTAAAGGTGATACCAGCACTGTTCTATTATTACACTTTGAAGGCACAAACGATTCTACAGTAATTGTAGATGATGGTGTAACTTTACAGGATATTAGAACCAGTGCAGGCGGCACTGCTAGTATTATCAATTTTGCAGATTATAGCGACTTTGGTGTTGAAGTAAGAAGTATTGGCAGCGCCTGTGTGTACGGAAACTACGGAGTATACGGTGACGGCGCCGGCGTACTTGGATATCTAATTGGACAAAATTTTGCATATATAGGCTCGGGTAGATTAAGCGACAACGACCCTATCATCATACCAAATGACTCTACGAATGTTGCTGAAGTGGTACAATTTAACGATGCTAAAATTTATTATACCAGTGTAGATAATAAAGGCGACTTTAAAGTAGGAGATTTTTTCGTAGTAGATCAAGAAAACGGCACTATTACATTCGCTCCAGAATCACTAACAATCGCATCATCAACGGGCGTAGTTTTTTCTAATGGAGTTAATACAACTACCATAGTACCTACTTATATTGAAACCGGTAATATCAAAATAAGTGGAAATACTATAGAAAGTATCTCTGGAGGAATTACACTAGCACCAGCTAACAATCAAGTAACAAATACTGGAAATATTACTATTACCGGTGATACTACATTAAATCAAAATTTAACTGTACAAGGGAATTCAGTATTAGGAAATTCGGCATCAGATACGACAACATTTAATTCATATATTAATTCTTATATTACTCCGGCGACAACCGGCTTATATGATTTAGGCTCTTCGACTAATAATTGGAGAAATGTTTGGCTATCTAGTGCATTTATTGATGACATTAAAATTAGCGGCAATTTAATTACTACAACTGTTTCTAATAGTAATTTAGAATTACGTGCTAATGGAACGGGTATAGTTAATATACAAGGCAATACTGTTGTCAACAGCAATCTTACAGTAAGCGGAACTACATCATTACAGAATACTACTGTAACAGGAACTTTAAACAGTACAGATTTAATTACAGGAACAATAACTGTAAGCTCAACTGCAAATATTGATAGCATAGAAATAAGCAACAATTATATAAGAACCACAGTTTCAAATGCTAATTTAGAATTACGTGCCAATGGAACTGGTATAGTTAATATACAAGATAGCGCAGTAGTTGATAATAATCTTACAGTAAGCGGATCTACATCATTACAAAATACCACAGTAACAGGAACTTTAAACAGTACAGATTTAGTTGCCAGTTCTATCACAGTAAGTTCTTCTGCAAATATTGACAGCATAGAAATTAATAATAACTATATTAGAACTACTAGTTCTAACGCTAATTTGGAATTACGTGCCAATGGAACCGGTATAGTTAATATACAAGATAGCGCAGTAGTTGATAATAATCTCACAGTTAACGGGACTACTTCGTTACAGAACACTAATATAACGGGTACTTTAAACAGTACAGATTTAGTTGCCAGTTCTATCACAGTAAGTTCTTCTGCAAATATTGACAGTATAGAAATTAATGACAACTACATTAGAACTACTAGTTCAAATGCTAATTTAGAATTACGTGCCAATGGAACTGGTATAGTTAATATACAAGATAGTGCGGTAGTTGATAATAATCTCACAGTTAACGGAACCACATCATTACAAAATACTACTGTAACAGGATCACTAAGTGCTACAAATCTAACTGTAAACAATCCAATTGTAGCAAGTACTTTTAATACCGGGGATATTCAAATATCTGGAAATGTTATTAGAACTACACAAAGTAATAGTAATTTAGAGTTAAGAGCCAATGGTACAGGTAGTGTAATTTTTGAAAATTTTAATGTTCAACAAAGTACAATTAGTAATATAGTTCCAGGACAAACTATTGATATAACTCCTAGCGGTACAGGTATCGTAAGAATTAACACTGATCAAGCATTAAGAATTCCTGTAGGAACAGATGCAGAACGACCAGTGTCGCCATTGTCGGGTATGATCAGATTCAATAGTACTATCAATGCTTATGAAGGTTACAATGGAACATATTGGATACCTTTTGGAGGTATTACTGATTTAAACAGGGATACTTATATTATTCCTGAATTAAGTCCAGGATCAAACGAAAACACATTATATTTTTATGCTGGCGGTTCTTTAGCAGCGACTCTTAATTCAACTGAATTTAATGTAAATAAGTTGTCAATCGATAATATTGAGATCGACGGCAATATTATTCGCACATCTTCATCGAATGCTAATCTAGAATTAAGACCTAATGGAACTGGCGCAGTAGTAATTGATGGGTTTAGAATTACTACTAATACTATAACTAATACTAATTCTGGTGCAGTAACAGAATTTAGGTCAACAGGTTCAGGATATTATCATATTGTAGGAACCAATGCAGTAGTTATTCCGTCCGGATTAATCTCAGAAAGACCTGGAAGCCCTCAATTAGGCATGATGAGATTTAATACTGAATTAGAATTAGTAGAAATATATAATGGTTTAACTTGGGGAACTGTAGCAGGAACTGGATCGGGTATTACTGCTGCAACAGCTCAAGATATTGCAGTATCCTCTGCACTCATTTTTGGATAATAACATGGCAACATTTTTTAGAACAAAAGTAGTTACAAATATTGGAACAACCGCAGTAGATGCGCTACAAACAGTTGATAATAATAGGTTTACTATTATTGGATGCAATTTAGCAAATACTACCATAGACGATGTATACATTGATATATTTGTAATAGATTCATCTAGCGTAGTAGGATATTATGTCAAAGGACTTAAAATTCCTGTTAATAGTAGTGTGAAAGTGATTACAAATGGAGAAAAACTTATTTTAGCAGAACAGTGCGGTCTAAGGATTGTAGCAGATACTGAATCCAGTGTTGATGCTGTGATAAGTTATGCAGAAATAGTATAAGGAAAATGATATGAGCAACTATTTTTTAGGTAATACACAAGAACAAGTTTTGGGAGATATTCCTAAGTTCTTTTACGCACTGCGTAGAGACACAGAAGGAAACTTGTATTTTGCTAGGGTAAATCAAATATCAGGTGAGCCTATTACGATTAATAACATAGGCGATGTAGATTCAAACTACGAAGATTTTACTTTTGGAACCAATTATTTTGACGGAATTGACGAAGATCATGAGCCCTTGAAAGAAAATTTAAAATACCCTCAATATAAATGGGAAGCACGTGATTTATATTACTATGTAAATGCAGAGGGAGAATTAGTTGTACGGATAAATCAAAAATACACATATTCTAACGGAGCATAAATATTGTAATTATTACTAATTTGAGACAAAAACATGGCTGAATTTCGATTAAGTAGATTTAAGTATAAGTGGAAAGGCAACTGGAGCGGCACTACCGCATATATCAAAGATGACATAGTCCATTACAATGGGTCTAGTTACGTTTGTATAGTAGCTCATACTTCTACCAATAACTTTTACGCAGAATATTTAAAACAAGACTTAGTTAATAACGTTCCAACACCTTATTGGGTTAAAATGACCGAAGGATATGTATGGACCGGAGACTGGGAATCAACCACTGCCTATAAAATAGGCGATATTGTTAAATTAAACGGCAATGTTTATATCTGTGTGACAAATCATACCAGCGGAGCGAACTTCAATCCGGCTGACGGTAACTGGGAAACATACGTAGATTCTACAAAGTTTAGACAAGATTGGACTCAAAATACAAATTATGAATTAAATGACATTGTACGATATGGCGGCACAGTATATCTTTGTATTAATAAACATACTTCTAGTAATAATGCTGCTGGTCTAGAAGCGAACCTTGCGAGTTGGGAAGTATACTATTCAGGGGTAGAATACAGAGGCGAATTCACAGGATATATAAAGTACAAAATAAATGATCTAGTTTTATATAAAGCAACTCTTTTAAGATGTACTACTGCATATACTTCCACTCACGTTTTTGACGAGACAAAATGGGCCATCGAACTTCCAGGACAACTATATCAAGGCGATTGGGATCCAGCAACTTATTACAGTGTAGGAAATATTGTTAAGTATGGAGGATATCTATATTATTCTCTTACTAATAATTTTAATGAACTACCTAATGCATCAATTTATGATTTATCACCAAGTGATACAGCATATTGGCAGATATTATATAAAGGTATTAATTTTGCAGGAACATGGAACGTTTCGAGTGAGTATAAAGCAGGTGATGTAGTACGGCGCGGCGGAAGTTTATATGTGGCGTTAATAGATACTACCTTAACCGAAGATGGTAGTAGTTTAGATTATTTGGATACTTCAAATTGGGAACTATTAACCACCGGATATAATTATGCAGGTAACTGGCTAGAAGTTACTCCTACAGGAGAGCCTGGAGAAATCTTAAGAACATACGGTGCTGGAGATATTGTAAGATTTATTGGTAATACTTACAGAGCATTAGTCGAACATGTTCCTTTATTAACTAATGCACCTAACACTCCGGCAGGCCCTACTTATTGGGAATTAGTATTAAAAGCAGGCCCTAATACAGGTTTACAAATCGAGGGCGATCTACTAACCTACGGCTTTGATCCGCTTGATTACGGGAACTATGATGCATTAAAACCTATTAATGTTGAGATAGGAACTCCAGGACAACTTTTAAATATTGGACTAGCCGAACTCGTTACCGAACCAGATCCTCCTCCACCAGTAGATGTAATTCTCGCATTAGAAAAAAAATTAGAATATAAAACATGGGGAGTTGTCAGCAGATTACGCCATGTAGGAACAGATGGTGTAGACGATGATACAGATCCAGAACGCGGCATTAGTCCGTTTAAACCTTGGAGAACTATAAGATTTGCTGCTAGTCGTCTAGATGATAATTTTAATGGAAATAGTACTATAAGTGTAGGAGTTGGCGTATACGAGGAAGTATTACCTATAGTTATACCAAAAAACACAGTGGTGCTTGGATCAGAATTAAGATCAACACTTGTAAGGGCTGCTGGTCCTGTAGCTGCTTTACAAGGAGATTATGTATATACTAGAATAGCTCTAAGTAGATTAATTGAAATTATTGAAAATGTTATTTTAGGAAATCCTATTACTAAAACTACCACAAATACTTTAGATCAAGTTTTAGTAGGACAAAAACCTGTACAAGTATCCTTTACTCCTCCACAGTACATCATTGAAACTGGTGAAGAAATATTTGATACAGATTTTATAGATGTTGTTGGAACAGGTCCTGCTGGTATTGCTGCTCTTACTTTGTTCGATCAAATTATAGAATATCTTGATTCATATATTGACGAAGATGGAGATCCTCCGGCATTTTACGGAAGTAATTCTTTAACTACAAACGAAGGATTTATTAATGCAACTTATATTTTAGATGCAAATAAAAATTTCCTTGCAGAGGAAGCAGTTGAATTTGTAAGAATAAATTATCCAGCATTTCAGTTTGATGGTGATGCCTGTAAACGTGATGTAAGAGAATATATTAGAGCAATAATGAGTGATCTGAAGTATTCTAGTAATTATAAATCGTTGATGGCCGCTAGATACTACAAAAACGCTGTATTAGGGTCATCG